GCGCTTGCATAATGGCAGCGACTTCGGCATTGTAGCAGCACCACACCACCACTTGTTCTTTCTTGAGTTCTCCCAAGAGCAAACTCAGCAGTTCTTTTATCTTGGCTGGCCACACCAATTCTTTTTGGATAAAACCTCCGCATAGCTGTCGCAGCCATTGCCACACCACTGTGATCCATTTGGTAGATGCTGACAAGTCCCCCTTGGCCATTAAAAATTCCGTCTCAGCTTTGGCGTATGTCTTGCGAAGTGGCGGAGGCATTATCAGTTCACGGCGTTCATAAATCTTTTTGCTGTCTAGATTCACATCTTTCCTACGGAGTACACAACATGTTGAACCTACTACGCGACGGAGATGATCAGGTGCTCCCGGCTTAAGTATCCAGCCAAATCCAGCAGGATGGGGGCGCATGTAATGCATACGGAAGTCCCAGAATTTCTGGAAGCCAAATGCACCCCCACGCGCGAAAGCAAGTTGGCAGAAGTATTCATGTTCTCCTTCAGGACAAGGGGTACCGGTAAGAATCCAGCGGTGAGGGACGTCACGAAATTGTTTGAGAAAAAATTTGGTCACCTTAGCCGTAGGATTCTTAACGAAAGTGCTTTCATCAACGACAACCGCATCCCAAGGAAGTGAGCCAATGCTTGGCACTACGCTCCACGCTTCTTTGTTGATAAGACATAATAGCCGTTCCCCTTTCTTGGGGATGAAGCATTGATCTAGGGTAGCTTGTCTCTTTTTCTTAGAGCCGACTAGCCAAGTAACATTCCATCCATCAGCAGTGCCATCATCTTCCCATCCGCCTAATGCGCTATTGGGTGCTACTATCAATATCCGTAATCCTAGCTTGCGCTGGCGGGGAGCGTACAAGCTGCATCGGCGAAGGGTAACTAGCGTTTTACCAAGACGCATTTCTACGAATAGGATGGGATGCTGTTCGCGCATAGTATAATGGAATATGCCTTTCTGATGAGGATAGAATATTTTTTTCATAGCTTGATCACCTCATTTATGCTTAGAAAATTTGAGTAGAATCTCGTTTTCTCTCCTTGGGTTGTCAACTACATTTTTTGGATACATTGCTTTGAGGACGGAAATAGCGTTCTGTTCTTTTTCTATTGTGCGATAACCTACGCATCCACCTTTGTTTTTGTAATGCTTGGCCTTAACACAGACATTATTGTAGCGAATAACACCACTATATCGTTGAATATGCTTGAGACTGAAGTCATAATCCTCTTTCAGTTCCAAGCGCTCATCATGGCGGATATCGCTCACTATGATACCGCTAAACGTGCCGATGATAAATGCTTTGGTGGAGACCTTCCATGACATATAGAAATGATTTGCCACCGGATACACACCCCATAGTTTAGTGCCCCACTTACGTGCAGATATGAATCCTGCGAGAATAAGCTTATGCCATTCTTTGGCAGTGAGTAGACGTAGCTTACCACCGATGGAATCAAGTATCTGCAACGACTCAACATCATCACAGAGCGTAACAATTTCTGTCTCCTTAGGAAAATAATCCAATATGGCATTACGCGCATATTGAATCCCACGCTTACATCCAAGCGCAATGACAGCCACTGAAGGATCAGTGAGGCATTTACGATATGAAGTCAGTTCAG